TTGATATAAACACACCCCTAAACCAATCATTTGACTTGGAACCATTTGACATAGGTTCAATAGTAAACGTTGTCAACATAAACCCAGGTAGCGAATATATAAATGACGTGTTCACTAAAGCATTAGATCCTACTATAAGGGCTTTCAATAGGTTCGATCAAATCATAACAGTGTCGCCATTTTCCGCGACATTTAGCATAGGTTCAGAAATATCACAAGGTTCAGTTAGTGGCAAAATACGAAAAGTCATTAGCGGTTCGGCAGGCAGTGGTTCTTTAGTTGTCACCCCATACTCATATTACGGATTTAACAGAAGCAATCCAATTACCTATAATGGCATAAATTTTAATGTCGTTTCTATATCTACTGATTTTACAACAAAAAACTTTGGGTATAATGCAGATATAAACTCTACTACCACATTTGCTATCGGAAAAGTTAAAGAGGTGGAAGTAGTCGATTCAGGATTTGGATATGTAGATATTTCAGAAAAAGTTTTAGTTAAAATACATCAAGTGTTGAGTGTACAGGGTTTTCTTTCTACCATATTCAATGTGGGTGATGAAATATCCCAGAATGGAATTTCAGGAAAAGTAATTAACGTGTCCATTCCGAACGAGACTATAACAGTAGAAACTCTCGACCTGAAACGATTGGATATAAGAAAAAAATTATCACACAAAGGTTTGGTCTACGTAATTGATGACATAGAAATTATAAAAATTCCAGTGACAAAAGGAATTTTAGGAGTTCGTGGGCAGGGCATAACTCAAGGGGCTTGGACTTCACTAGGCTCACACCTAAACTTTGAAGATGGGAAAGTTATACAAGATAGCTTCTTCTACCAAGATTTTTCTTACGAAATACTATCCACCTTAAATTTCAATGATTATGTGACGCCACTCAAAGATGTTGCCCATGTAGCAGGGATAAAAGTGTTCGGAAAGTTTAATTTCGAAAGATCGCTAAATTTGGCTTCCACCGCACAGATTAGTATAACAAATCCACTACCACCAGAATAGTTTTATAAATACATGAAACAATTGATCCGAGGATATAATGTCAATAATCACTAACAAGTATAGAACAAAAAATGCCAAAAATTTTATTGCAGATTTTTCCGACAATGATTTTTTTGTCTTTGCATCTGCAATAAACAATATTGGAACACTTACCATAAATTCGGACTTCTCTAAAAACGAGTTTCTTGAAAAAACAATTTTTGGGAAAAAGGTTTCTTCCGATGAGGTATTTCATGCGATACCAATTTATCGTTGGCAGTCTAATGAAGTTTATACACAATATGATGATAAAAATGATTTGACTGGTAAGCAGTTTTATGTAGTTATATATCCGCAAGATCAAGAGACAGGTGATTATAGAGTATTCAAATGTCTATCCAATAATTATGGCACACAATCAATGAATGCACCAAACTATAACGCAAACGTACCAAACCAAATATATCGCACACCCGATGATAATTATGTTTGGAAATTTATGTGCAGTATCTCTAATAATGACTTTGAAAAATATAATGCACTCGGGTTTATGCCAATAGTTGATTATTTTATTGATACACAAGGCAATAAAAGTATAGATCAGATACTCATAGAAAATAAATTGACTAATATTGGATATGAAACAGTATCAGGTGTAATTATAGAGTCGCAGCCCACACTTTTTAAATATCTGATTACTAGCAATGAACTTAATGAGATCGAAACTTATTATAAAGGCCAGAGTATTTACATTACAAACCCATCAAACAGTTTAGGGAGATTGTATGAGATATCATCTTACAACTTTGACGTCAATAGTAAAATAGGTACAATAACAATAAAAGATGATGATGAAGATGAAACTTTCATTCAAGAAGGCTTTATATTTAGTATAACACCAAGAATACAAATATCTGGTGATGGTACTGGTGCAAAAGCATATCCTGTAATAGAAAACAATCAAATCATAAATATAGAGATATACAATTCTGGCGAAAACTATAGTAATTCTTCAGCCATTATAATTGACCCTTTGTTTGGGTTTAATCCAGATGAAAATATTTCTATAGATCAAAGAGCAGTATTAAGACCTATAATATCACCAGAATATGGACATGGCACTGATGTTGTTTCCGAACTTCTTTCAAAACATGTGCTGATATATTCTGGGATCAGCTTTACAGACAATACGGTATTCCCTATCACTAATAAGTTTTCTAAAATGGGGTTAGTAAAAAACCCTGAATTTAATTCTACAGTACCAATAAGATTTGACAATAGGATAAAGATTGAACTTGAAGTCAATCCTCTTTCTGTAGATGAAGTCGTCACGCAGATAAATAATGATATAACAAATACAGATTACGATTTAGGCGAAACCTTTTTCCGCGCCACTGTACATGAAACAAACAATGAAGAGGTTTATTTGACTAATTATATGGGGCCTTTTGTTAATATCACAGGTACAAGTACATCTCTAATTCCGAGTGAATTTGTAAGGACACCACAAGGTCAATTACTTACAATATCTTTAGATGCAAACACACAAGAAAAATTAGTCAGCCAATCGCCATATATACAAAGAACAGGTGAAGTTCTTTATATGAGTGAATTTAGTCCAATCGAAAGAACAAGCGAATCCAATGAACAGTTTAAACTGATTTTAGAGTTTTAAGGAACAAAATATGCCAATTAATACTAATTTGAATAGAGGCCCTTGGAATGATGACTTCAACATCGATAAGCAATATCATCGTATCTTGTTCAAGCCACGATATGCAGTACAAGCGCGTGAGCTTACCCAATTACAAACCATCTTGCAAAACCAAATCGAACAATTCGGAGACAACATATTCCAAGAAGGTTCTATTGTCAAAGGTTGTAACTTTACTGAATTGAACGATTTGCAGTATGTCAAACTTATAGATAAAACTGGGTTTGATGTTCTAAACTATATACCAAGAACAGAAGGCGACGATAACGAAATAGACGTGTTTTTTGAAATTGAAGGCGTAAGCACAGGTCTTAAAGCAGCTATTGTTTTCTCATCGAGAGGGTTTCAAACAAGGCCACCGGATCTCAATACGTTTTACATAAATTATCTAAACTCTAACTTGGTAAATAACGAACAGAAACAAGTTTTTGATTCTGGCGAAGACCTTAAAATAAAGAAAATATCTGTTTTCAACATTGAAGACCAAGGCCAAATAATTGAGCAGGTTCTTATCGAAGAAGTAGACAGTATATTCGTAACCACACAAGCAAATCATGTAGGTAAGTCTTTTGGCTTGGTTTCTTCGGAGGGTGTAGTATTCCAAAAAGGACATTTTCTTTTTGCGAGCGAGCAATTAGTAATTGTTTCAAAATATACAAGCCAACCGGATAGAGTTTCTGTGGGATATGTTATTGATGAAAGCATAGTTACCGCCCTTCAAGATCCTTCATTGTTCGATAATGCCGCTGGTTCCCCAAACGAAAATGCACCTGGGGCGGATAGACTAAAACTTTCACCTAGATTGGTTTCTGTTGAAACTGATGTTGCCGATGAAGACACAGAATTTTTTGCATTAATTAGATACGAAAATGGTGCTGCTGTACAAATTCGAGACGTTTCGCAATACAATGTAATTGGCGAAGAAATGGCAAGAAGAACTTATGAAGAATCCGGAAACTACATAACAAAAGAATTTAATGTCAGGACAATCGAAAGAAATGGCAATCTTAAAGTTTCCATAGGCCCAGGTGTAGCGTATATTCGTGGTTATAGAGTAGAAAACAAAGCCGAAATAATACTTGATGTAGACCAGATAACTTCTTTCGAATTGCAAAAAAATCAACCCGTCACTATGAAGTATGGCGGCTATCTAAAAATAATCGATGCAGGCGGAACACTTCCTATTGGGGCATATTCAAGAGTAAATCTACTTAATATTTCAAGTGTAGTCATAGGTACTGCAATTTTGACAAATATATCTCCAGATAGAATGTACCTCTTTGATTATAGACTTAACAACTCTTTTTCTTTTTCAGATATTGTAAAAGTATCAGTTGGGAATGGCGAAGTAGAAGTTGCATCAATCATAAGAGACACCTTATCCACATCCCTAATATTTGATACAGGCATGTTCAGCATCAAAGACACGGATAATATTTCTTTACCTGTGAGAACGAGCAAAGCATTTTCTGGTGTTACTAATTCTATAATCATTAACGCAGTTGCCAATGAAAATTTTGATGTCCAAAATCAAGACATTTTAGTAGTTGATTCTACAAATGATGCAATAAACATAACTTCTATAGAGGTATCTCCCAACAAAAAAGTTCTAACTATAAACATCGCTAGTGGAAATTCTGGATCTGGTACGGTATACTACAATAAAAGATTTGAAATTGCAGAACCACACTTGAAGCAATCTGTAGAGTTTTATGTCAAACTTAATTATTCTGACCCATCACTTAGCGGCACAGTAGATTTTAATTCCGACGTGAGATATAATCTTGGGTTCCCAGATGTTTATGAATTACTAGAAATATTGGACTCATCAGGTCTTAATGTCACAAATAGCTTTAGATTAGTTTCAAACCAAAAAGAAAATTATTATGACCATTCTTATATTGAGCTTCTCTCTGGAAGGCCAGTACCTGCGGTAGGCGAAATTACAGTAAAAATAAAAGCCTTCAGAGTAAATCGTGATACAGGCAAATACTTTTTCACTGTAAAAAGTTATGATGATGTGTCACCAGATAAAATTCCAGTATACGCATCTACTTCTGGAAAGTCATATAATCTTCGTGATTGTTTAGATTTCAGGCCACACGTGAATGTGTTAGGTAGTTATGAAGGAACTACTCCCCAAACCGCTTCTGTCATATCACAAACTGGCACTAATCTTGTCCCTGAATTTACGGGAACGTTTGTAATACCAGCATTTAACACGACAGCGACAATCGATTATGAATACTATCTAAACCGCACAGATATTGTTGCTATTGATTCTTATGGCAAATTCTCTCTTGTAAAGGGCAAAGAAACAACAAATTCAAAATCCAATGATGTTGGTGACAGATTATCTATAGCTGAAATATTCATTCCGAGCTTTCCAGCACTGACTCCAGAATCAGCATCAAGAACTAATAGACGACAGTATGCCGCGAAAATAAAAACCCGTGGTGTGAAAAACTACACAATGAAAGATATTGATAAACTAAGCAAAAGTATAGAAAAGTTGTCTTACTATGCTACTGTTTCCGCTCTTGAGTTGTCAACACAAAACCTAAGCATTCTTGATGAAAATGGTCTTTCGAGATTCAAAAATGGTATCATTGTAGACCCATTTAGTGATCTTTCAATAGCAGATGTTCAAAACACTGAATATGATGCGGCAATAGATTTTACTGAAAAAACAATGATGCCTTCTGTAAGAACATTCCCGATGAACTTGAAAGTGGAAAGCACAACAAATGCTACTTTATTTCCAGACACGAATAATCCAGAAGTTGCTACGATTTCGAGACAAAGCGATGTTTCGGTAATATCACAAAGGTATGCGACAAACTTTAGAAATTGCGTAAGCAACTTTTATTCCTATAAAGGTACAGGTTTCATATTCCCAGAATATGATGGGGCATATGATGTTGTCAATACTCCTGATAGAAGTATAGAGATAGATTTGGTCACGCCATTCGCGGATTTTGTGGATAACATACAAGAATTTGTTCCATTGACTTCAACCAGAACAGAATTTTTGTCAACAGTAACGCAAACAGTTGGCAATAATGCTACCGCTTTTGGCAACGGTAAAAATAACAGAACAGCAAATAGCACTACTTTTGAAACTACCGAAACTTGGGCCGATATAACAAAAACACTTCAGGTAATATCTGGTAGAAACGTTGAGCAAAGAATTGGTGATTTTGTTACCAACTTCCAATTTAACCCATTCATGCGGTCTAGAGAAATTAATGTCATAATGTTTGGTCTTAGGCCAAACACAAGACACTATGTTTTCTTTGATGAGGTGAATGTCAATAATAATTGTGCCCCAGGTACTATTGAAGCACAAGTTAATGACGTTCAACCCTCTGGCAGTTTTGGCGATCCTATATT